AGCAGGAACGCGCTCAGGTTTCCGCATTAGAAGTGAGGAGGGACAACGAAACCGAAGCACTCCAAGAATCGCTAAAAACACTAAAAACCAATTACGATAAGCAAGTCAAGGCGCTAAAGGACAAAGCAAAACACGAAATCAAAGTCCTGACCGATGCACAAAAAAACAAACTAACTATTATCGACGCGGAGACAATAGACCAAGTCAACGCGCTTCAACGCCAAATCGACGCAATAAATAATTTAACAGACCAAGAAGAGAGACAACTCGAGGAACAGGCTTATAATACACGAATTGCAGAACTACAAAAGGAAATAGCAACAGCAGACAGTGCAGAAGAACGATTAAAATCACAACAGAAACTCAATGAGGAAATATCTAAACGTCAACGTGAATTGCTACTTGAAGAAAGAAAGAATCAAATTGAATCACTAAAAACACAAATCGAGAATATCAAAGACAACGCCGATCAGAGAAAAGACGAAATTGAAAAACAAACCGAAGCAGAGATATCCGCAATAGAGCTCAAGCTTGAAAACCAGCTAACAGCCGAGGAGCAAGCATTTGAAAAAGAGCAGGAGAGCCAAGCCAATAGACTAGAGCAACTCAAGGCATTTTATGATTCGGAGATTTCCGCGACTAAGGAAAAATTCGCGAAACTAATGACCGAAGAGGCACTATTCGAGGAAGCCCGTCAAATGGCAATAAAGAACGACCAAGACGAAATCCTGAAACTATTGGAGACATACAACCCGAAGTGGCAGAATGCAGGGCAGAGCTTTGGAAATAGCCTTCTCGAAGGACTAAACAGCACCAAGGCGACAATCCAACAGACAGTCAAGGACATGTTTGCAATGGTAGCAACAATCGAGAATGAGCGGAAATATTTATCCGGACTAGTACAAACAGGAATCAAGACCGGAAACGTCGGCCTTGTAAAATGGGCTAAAAAACAAGCCGAAATGATGGGCATTCCAATGTTAGCCAATGGCGGAATCGTAAATAAACCGACCCTCGCAATGATTGGAGAGAAGGGAAGCGAGGCCGTCATCCCACTAGATAGAATGAGCGACTTCACCGGCCAACAACCTATAAACGTATACCTTGACGGCAGGAAGATAACCGGAACGATCGCGCCACAAATGGTCGACATGATTCGAGGAAGAATAGGCTCAGCATACTAAAGGAGGAGTTTTTTATGGTAGTTTACAAAAATGGGATAAAGATAACTAGTATCGATTCATTTTTTGCAATCACGCCATCAAACAGCGTAGATTTACCGCAAGAAACGATTGCAATCTTTCTAGGCACTCCCGGAGATTTAAAGATTGATGCGGCAGGGACAGGCACAGAAATTACATTCAAAAACCTTGCAAACGGTGTATTCCATCCGATTCGCGCAAAAAGAGTATACGCAACAGGCACAAGCGCAACCGAAATCATAGGCGGATATTAATATGTTTGGGTGGTTCATAGGGCGTAACAAAGGCTTTCAGCCAAACACGTTACCAGACTTAAAACTTTGGCTACCTGCCGACCGTATCGGGGTGCAGGGCTACTCACTCGACTTTGACGGGACAGATGACTTTGTTCAGGCAAACAACGTCATCACAGCTTACCCGTTTACAATGGAGTGTTGGGTTCGGCTCGATGTCACAAATGTAGGTCAACGGATTTTAGCCATATCTAACACGACAGCGGGAAATGTTCGTTATAGTTTATTTTATTTTCAAACAGACGGGAAATTTTATATTCAAATACAGAATACAACTACTTTTTCGTCAGGTAGCACAACAACGGCATCTGCTAACACGTGGTATCATTTAGCGGCAGTTTTTGAATCAGACACAAGCCGAAAATTATATGTCAATGGCGTGTTGGAAGCAACAGGAACCGACAATGTAACTTTTAACAACTCTGCGGATAACAAAGTTAATATGGGCAGACATTTTTCCGCTTCACTTTTTCTCAACGGCAAACTATCAGACGTACGCATATGGAACACCGCACGAACAGCACAAGAAATCGCAGACAACTACCAAAAACGGCTCATCGGCAACGAATCGGGCTTAGTAGGCTATTGGAAACTAGACAAAGGTAGCGGCACAACCGTAGCAGACTCCACTACCAACGCCAACGCAGGAACAATCACGGGTGCGGTGTGGGACAACAGCGAGCCTTTCACCGAGCCGATAGATGACGGCACAGCGGTGCGGATATGGGCAGACCAATCAGGCAACGGCTACGATGCGACACAGTCCACCACAGCGGCGAGACCGACTTATATAGCGAGTGGGTTCAATGGGCTACCTGTCGTGAGGTTTGACGGTACGGATGACCATTTAGGATTTAGCGGCGGAGCATTGAGTTTGCTAAAAAATGTAGCAGGAGCAACAATTTTTGTAGCGGTAAAATATTCAGCAACCGCAGTAAATGCTCCATCCTTTTTTGCATCAAGAAATAGTTCGTCAACTAGTGTAAGAATTTTAATACGTACGTCAACAGCTCCAAAATACAATATGCAAGCGACAAGATTAGACGCAGACACCGCGATAAATATGAATTCAGTTCAAGCGACTAACACCAATAGTGTTGTCATCCAGACAGCAAAAGCAGATTATCAAAATCAAACTTTAGAGCAATTTATCAACGGGACACTTGACGGGTCAACTACTTTCGCGACATCAGGTAATACAGAAAACGCGGATTCATTAGCAATTTTCTTGGGCAGAGTTTCAGCGACTTATTTAACAGGCGACATCGCAGAAATCATCGTCTATAACCGAGCATTAAACACAAGCGAGCTTGCACAAGTCCATCGCTACCTTGCGAGAAAGTGGGGGATAGCACTTGCGTAAAGTTATTGTGATACCCAAGGCAGAGAGAGACAGCGCGAACACATTCTGCAACTCCATCGGCGCAGAGGGTGAGACGTTTAGCGTTCCGTTATACACAGGCGGAACACACACACACTATATTTGTAATTGGCTAGTAAGCGATGCAGAAGCGGTGGAGATAGACAAGTATTTTACGCTAGTATTTAATGATGCGGAAACGGCACTTAACACGCTAGGACTTAACAAGGGTGAGATAAATGCAAATACTGATTAGCTCAATTAACCGAACTTCTAATGTCCGGAGAGGCACGATCGAGATAGAAGACGCCATCAACGAGCGATCGCTGGCAAGACTTCAGCTGGTAGACAAGACCATGACGCTCCAGATCACAGACGGAGAACCGATTCAGATATACGATGATTCAGCCGTTTTGATATTTGCAGGATTTTTGCTTTTTCCGAGGAAATTCGTGCCAATAACCGAAAACGCGGCCTTCTACGATATAGAGTGTGTAGACAACCACCAAATAGCAGACCGGTGGCTTGTAGCAAAAACCTACTTAAACACTTCGGCGCAAGACATAGCCAACGACCTATTCAACACGTATTTGGAACCGGAAGGAGTAACGATCGGAGCGATAGAAGGAGTTTCGCTTTTTCCAAGCTCCGAATTGTACCCGGCAAATGACCTATACCCATTCGAGTCAACGGTGATACTAGAGCAGGCCACATTCCCGAGAGTAGGCACCGTTTCAGATGCTATGAACGAGCTAGCAGAAATAACCGGATACCAATGGTATATCGACTATGACAAAAAATTCTACTTCGCGCCCCGGTCATTTTTTCAGGCGCCTTTTTCCATAACCGAAATAGGCAATACATTCGCGGAGGACTAAGCCAAACCGATGCGATCACACTAGAGAGACCAACCCCACTCCCGGATGGAGTATCAAGAACATTCATTCTACGATTTCCGGTGGCAGAACAGCCCAGAATTTTTATTAATAGCGCGGAAATAACCGCAAGCGATATCGGCATAAATGGAATAGATACCGGCAAAAAATACTACTACACTTATAACAGCAACACAATCATCCAAGACAGCACACAGACAGTTTTGACCAGTAGCGACAACATACAAATCACATACAAAGGACTAGTTGCACTGGCGATTGTAGCAGAAAACCCAGCCGCGATCGCAGAACGAGCAGGAATCGAAGGCGGCACCGGAATTTATGAAAGAATAGACGTAGATCAGGCAATTTCATCCAGACAAGAAGCGCTCGACATAGCCAACGGCAAGCTGACCAAATACACCAAAATTCTAAGGGAAATAACCTATGACACATACACACCCGGACTTGCGGCAGGACAGCTTCAAAATATAAACCTAACCAAATACGGCATTAGCTCGACCGATTTTTTAATAGACAATGTCAAGATTTCCGAAATCGAGACGATGACACCCAACCGAAATCTTGTATACACAATACACGCCATAGACGGCGAGACTTTCGGAGGCTGGCAAAAATTCTATCGTGATTTACTAAGGCAAAACCTAAAGCTCAGCATACGAGAGAACGAGCTCCTCGTGATACTAAACACGATCGCGGAGGCGGAAGGATGGAACGAAGTAAACACAATATCCGTTTTTACATGCCCGATTCCGAGTGATACACTTTTCCCAGATACCGCATTAATACCTTGCTAAGGAGGCAGAGCATGAACGATATAGGCTGGTTTGGAGATTTTGAAGTGATAACAGACGACGAACGGTTCATCATTCACAACCGCATTACAAATGAAGGCCTAAACCTATTAAGGGATGCACTAAATGGAGAGGCCACAAATTGCGAAATAAAATATTTAGCGGTCGGAACCAGCGCGGCCACCGTAAGCGATACGGACACCCAACTCGGAGCGGAAATCTTCCGAGCCCAATTTATAACCACGACTAAACCAGATATCGGGCAACTAGAAAAGACCGTAATCATTTTAGATAATGAGGCGGTCGCCCCGATAGAGGAAATCGGAATATTCGCAGGAAGTACAGCATCAAGCGCGACCAATTCCGGCATAATGATTTCTCGCGTTTTGTATAGCAGGAACAAAACAAACCTTGAGAGCATTCAGATTGTAAGAAGAGATTCTATTTTGAGAGGATGAGGAACAATGCCAAAATACACTAAGACCACGTGGGTCAACGGAACCAGCCCGGCAATAAACGCAACAAATCTAAATAAAATAGAAGACGGAATCGAGGCGGCCATTGTTCAGGATGGAAGCACGAGCATGTCGGGACAATTTGTCACGATTTCAGGAACAGCAGGAACGCCGAGCATTGCTCCGACAGGTGATGCTAATACAGGTATATTTTTTTCTGCGGCAGATGTAATAAACATTACAAGCGGCGGAACGGCAGTTATGACAGTATCAACATCATCCATAGCAATAACAAATTCGCAAATATTTGTAAATGCAGGCACAGCAGGCACGCCGTCAATAAGTCCAACAGGCGATGGTAATACAGGAATATATTTCAGTGCGGCAGATGAGGTTACAATCGCAACAGGTGGAATTTCGCGGATGGATATAGGCAATACAGGCATTGCGGTTGGTTCAGGAAGTGTGATGAATAGTAATTTTACATGTTATCTTGAAGAAGTTGTATCAACAGGACGTTATCCATTAGGAGCTTATTTAGCGTTAGCAAACACAACAGCAACAGCCGCGGCACGATTTATAAAATATGATAATACCAATTCAACAGCACAGGTTTATATTCAGTTTGTTTATAATTTAGGAGGTTTAGGTGGCGGGCAAATAAATGGAAATGGAGCGTCACAAGCGGCGTTTGGTTCATTTTCAGATGCAAGACTTAAAGAAAATATTGAAACATTGCCAAATCAATTAGAAAATATAAATGATTTACGACCCGTTGAATTTGATTATATTGATGGAAGCGGACATCAAATTGGATTCATTGCGCAAGAAATAAAAACAGTTTATCCCGATGCAGTTAATGTGGGAGCAGACGAATTCTTGACCGTTACGGGTTGGGGAAAAACTGAAGCGATATTAGTTAAGGCAATCCAAGAGTTGACAGAAAAGGTTGAAAATCTTGAATCACGCATAACAGCACTAGGAGGTTAAGCAATGAAACAAATAGCGGCCAATTCAGGTTTTGCATTTTTGGGAGCAGTAACAACCTACCTATTCGGAGAATGGAGCCAACTATTGACACTATTCTTCTTCATCATCGCAATGGACTACATAACCGGAGTCATGGCCGCGATCACCGAAAAAAACCTATCATCGGCCATAGGATATAAAGGCCTTATGAAAAAATTCGGAATGATACTAGTCGTGGCTTTGGGATACCAGCTCGACCAATTCACCGGACAGACCATAATCATGACCGGAGCAATATATTTTTTCATAGCCAACGAACTAGTTAGCATAACGGAAAATTACGGCAGGATTGGCCTTCCACTTCCACCACAGATAAAAAATATAATAAAGGTGTTGAGGAATAAAGATGAACCCATTCGAAGGCTATAGAATAACCAGCCCATACGGCAACCGGATGCACCCGATCAAGAAACGCGAGATTTTCCACCGAGGCATCGATTTGGTAATTGGGCATAAGAAGCCAATCCACTCATTCACCGACGGCGAAATCCTATTCAGTAAGGAAGGCAAGACAGGCTCGGGCTTCGGAAACTATGGCAACGTGATCGCGATACGAGACCAGAACGGAGCGCTCCATTGCTATGCACATTTGGACACGATGGAAGTCAATGTTGGGAATTTGGTAAAGCGAGGAGACAGGATCGGCACCGAAGGGAACACCGGACAATCAGCCGGAAGCCACTTGCACTATGAAGTTAGGCTCAAAGATACCCCATCATTCGGATTTGGCTTCCATACGGATCCAACAGAATATTTGCTAAAATTCTACGAGGATGAAGCCAAGGTCAGCCCTTGGGCACGCGATGCAGTGGCTTGGGCAATGAGCCAAGGAATAACAGACGACACCAAACTCAAAGAGACCATGACCAAAGAACAAATAATAACCATAATACACCGAGCACTCAAGCCGTAAGGCTTATTTTTTTTCAGTAAATATATATAAAGATAATGCTTTACATATAATAACATACTATGGTAAAATGGAGGCATAGCCGACGAGGAAAGGGAGATGACAGAATGACAAACCTGCTAATAAACTGCTACTATGACGGGATGACAGTAAGCGAGGCAAAGGATTTCATAAAAAGAAACTACAAAGAGGAGGCAAGCGAAAAGGCGATAAACAAAGCAAAGCAAAAAATACTAAGCACAACAAACAAAGAATGGAAATAATAACAGCCGAGCCCGGCGGCCATACCGGGCAAAAAACCAAAGGAGCGATAACAATGAACAAATACCAAGAATATCAAGCAAATCAAGAAAGGCTTTGGGCAGAAAGACGACAAAGATTAGATGCACAGAAAGCAGAAAAAAAATCAAGAATGATGCCAAAAAAAACAGTAAAAGAAGAACCAAAGAAACAAAAAGAAATGTATCAAGTAAGCAGAACGGGAATGCTACATATCATTGACACTGAAATGACAGGCCAATACGAAAAAAATCTTGCAAAATGCCAAAGTTACAACTTAGACACACCAAACTACCTTGAAGGAATGATATTCCTAACAACAGAATCACATAGTAGGCTTTGCAAGAAATGTTTCGGAAAGTAATAGAAAAAGCCGAGCCCGGCGGCCATACCGGGCAAAAAACCAAAGGAGCGATGAAGATGACAAACAAACAAGAAATAATGAAAGAGATTACGAAATTCCTCGGACTAGAGACACTCAAGACACAAGACAGCGACGAACTAGACTTCCCAACTATAAGCATATGGAGATTGAGAAACGCGCTAGAAATGGCATACGAAGCCGGAGCACAACACGCAGAGGAGGAAGCGCAATAACGAAATCACCATACTGATGAGCGACGGAGAAAAAATGAGAACCAAAACCGATATAAAAAAAGAAGTAATGCAGGAAGTCCGGAAAGCGCTTGATACATATTAAAATAAATACTATCATATAGTAAAGGAGGTGAGACCATGACCAACATGAGCATGCAGAGCATTCTGCCAACAAACGCAAAAAGCAAGGCTTGGATACACCGAAGCGAGAACATGCACTCCATTACGCTAGACGTAGACAGCTACAGCGATCGCAACGAATGGACAGGAACCGCAAGAATTACATTCCAGTTTGACACAGCCCAAGAACTAAACCAATTCCTGCAAGAGATTCGCAAAGAACAGCAAAGAGACATAAACGCGATACTCGCCCGGAGCAACCGAGAGCTTAAAGAAAGAAAGGAGAACGAAGCATGACGAAAGAAGAGTTTCAGAGAATCATTGCGCATTTG